CAATAATAATATTAAACTAATAAAAACCTACTTCCCAACACGGGGCGACGAATCGCTAGGTGTTGCTGGCAGGGACCCAGTTTATGCAAAAATAAAAATACCAAAAATTAAAACCCCCCTTGCAGATTCTACGCAACCCCGTAGATAGGTGTCGTCCGAAGACTGTTTAGAGCCTAAGCATCTGCTAAAAGTAAAAAATAAAAAATGTGGCAAAAATTTTTTTTGCGTTTTTGTTTGGCGTATCAGGTGGAACGCCCCCTATGTTGAAACTACCGTCTCCATGTACGTGATGGGAGGGCCCAGCAAGTATCCGAAGTGGAAGTCTTCGCCGATTGCGTGATAGGCTACGCTCAGCGGGCTGTCATCTCCTGCGTTTACAACGGTCGTGCCGGGATTATAGGGTATCTCCCGGAAATGACTCGCTGGAAGTGAGTCGTAGATGAATGACAAGGGCACGCTACCGATCTCAGTTGGTAGCGCCGGCCACAGTTGGTAGAATGGGAACTGTAGCTCAGTCGGGCAATCTGCGGCGGGAATGATGGCAATGGGAACTCCCGTGCCTCCGACCTTAATGGAGACACCAGGGAGCTGCTGTTCCGGCGGGATGGACGCGATTTCGTAGTCCTTATTTCCCGCGGGAAGCAGCCATCGCATACTTCCGCAATAGAAGCGATACAGCAGTACCGCGCGCGAGATGGGCGTTTCCAGCCTGCCATGCAGATTCTCGAGTGTTTGTGGCTTCGTTTGGTCGAGGAATGTAAACGGCAAGTTAGACTCTGTCTGCCGACGGGTGGCTCGCTTAAGCCACTGTCGAAAGCCAGTAAATACCTCGCCAACTCCTCGGATGTTGATAGTTGGATCGACGGGCGCCGCTACTCCTCCGCCACAGGGGGAGTAGATGCCCGATTGCGCCTTTCCAGTCGGTGTTTCCCAGTCGTAAAATGGGTGGACTGTTGGGTTGACCCAGGGCACTGCGAACTGGAAGTCTTCTCCTCCACTCACCATCACGAAGAACTCGACGTCATCGCCAACGGTCGGAGGACCGCGCAGGACGTTGACAATCGTGACCATAATCATGCCCTGTGGCACCAGTGAAAAGGTGTTTTGCACAGGTGTAGTTTGCGCAAGCCCACGACTCTCAGTTGGACGCCAGGGTTGGTTAAAGCTGAAAGGAACAGAGAATTCCAAGTCCATCTTTCCTCGGATGTCATGGATCTCAGAGTAACACTTGGCCAAGTCAATCGTTGACGTATCTTCTATGCGGGGTCCGGGCACGAATGTTATCCGGATTCGAGCAGAATGGAAGGGTGTCTTGAAGAACACGAACTTGTACTTCAGCGTGCCACGCCAAAAGGCGGCACACGTCGAAAGGTACGAGAGGTACGTCTCTTCACGAATGATTCCGGCTGTTTCTCCTGATCCCACGGTTCGTCGCGGGCACCAACAGGGGTCAGCGGGAAAGTACAGAATGCGGTCTCCTGCCTTCTGAACCTTCCGGAGCATGGACCTGGTCAGGTAGATCGGACGTCGAATGATTTCCTTGAAAGACATCTCGTCTGCCTTGGTGTTGAAGACATCTGTCGCCGTGGCAGTGGTGTTCTTGCCGTCCAGCGCCATGACCCGAGCATCCGTTGTTCCTGTTGCATTGGGCGCAAAGCGGACATGCGCCATCTGCATGTTCTCAGTGATGTTGCTGTTCAACGGCTTACTCCACCCGAAAGCGGTAGCAATTGCGCCCGCGCTCGTGATAACAGAGGCCGCCTTATCCATGACCTCCGGCAAGATTGAGCCTGCCAGGGACACACCGGGAACCGCATCCACCATCTTCATCACGTTGCCTGTGAGGGCCTCCGCCGTTCCCGCCTGGGCCTTTCCAGACAAAGCAGGTGCAGGGTTGATTCCTGTTGGCATCGTGAGATCAATGTTCTCTGCCCAGCACCAGATGGTACCATCGACATCGTCCGCACCCGTAAGCGCGGAAAGGATCTCAACTTGAAGGCGTCCGGCAGTTCCGTATCCCTCTACCAGGTCATAGTGTGACATGACCGGGAAGAACGGAATTCGGATTCGGCACGCAGTGGATTCGTTGCACCGGTAAACGGCGTTGGGGTAGCCGAACTTTCCGCCTAGATGGTAAGCGGAAGACAACCTCTTGTAGTCTTCACCCCCAAGAGGGTTGAACCATGCTAGCAGCGCTCCGGCGTTGAAAGGTTGTGCGTTCACCTGGATTTCGATGACGAACGTACACCGTAAGAATCGGAAACCACGCAACTTCTCTTGGATCATTGGGTTGGAAAAGATCCAGTCGTGCGGGAAATCCTTCTGCGTCACGATCGCACCCCTGCCCTGAGCCTTCGTCCACTCAAACGAGTGTAGCAAGACAGGTCGCTTGAGGAAGCCAATGATATCGTTGGTGAGTCCATCCTGAGCTCCGCATTGAATCTCTTCGGGTACGGTGGTCGAAATAGCGCGATCCTCAACGTTCACCTGTCCGTCCTCAATGATCTTCATCACCTCTTGCTGTCGTACAGTCTCACCTTCCTCGCCTGCGAAATTCGGAATCTCACTAGGCTCCTCAAGGCCAGACTGCGCTGCACCAGTCAGCGGAGCGTCAAAGATGCCGTCAAGATGTTCATCAACGGTGTCTACTCCAAAATCGATGTCCGGCAACTGATCCACTTGGTCTAGATACGCAACTGCTTGCGCGGCACTAAGTTCGGGATCAGATGGCGGGGTGGTAACTCCTGGAGAACCACGCAACGTGATCAGCGAATTACACGCGCGGTGTAGGGAGCGTGCAGTATTGGCTACCATGCCTTCATCAGGCTTCCAGCCACCCGCACGCTGTTCCATAACCTGCGTGTAAACATTCACCACGTCAATGATTCCCTGTGAAAGCTGCTTCCAAGCGGTGTCTTCTGTCAACTGTAGTTGTTGGAGTTGGTGTGTTAGTGTTTGAGTTGTAGCAAGTGAGTTTTCTTCGG